ATGTCGGCCAGCGTCTTTCATAATGAACAATTCGTCGCCGTCTTCGAATCCAAGATGCTCCTGGATTTTCTTTGGAATGTGGACATAACAAGTCCCCCCATTGTCAATAGGCTTAACTCGCACAATCTCTTTTTCTTGCATTTCAATCAACCTAGGGTTTTAACAGCATTAAACTTTTTAAACCTTGCGCAATATACCTTTACGGTCGATTTTCTGATGGAGGATTATATCAAACGAGGATGGGCGATTTTTCCACTGAAGGGGAAATTGCCAGCTCGCGGAATACGCTGGAGGGATGAATCAGCACCAAAGGCTGAAGGGTTTCGTGAGGGAGACAACGTCGGGCTGGACTGCGGCAAGAGCGGCCTTATTGTAATAGATATAGACTCCAAGGCAGACCGTGACGGGATTGCCGAATGGAACGCCCTGACTTCCAAATATGGGATAGATATCAGCGGAGCACTCCAGGCAAAGACCGGAGGTGGTGGTTATCACTTCATTTTCAAGGACACGACAAACGGCGAGATTGGCAACAGCGCAGGCAAGCTCGGACCAGGAATCGACGTCCGTGCAAATGGCGGTTACATTGTGCTGCCTCCATCTGTGCATCCACAGACTGGTGCCAAATACGAGCAGGTCGGGAGCTGGGAAGGGCAGGAACCTGCGCCAGTCCCGCCAGTACTTGTTGGACTGCTACGCAAGGACAAGGCTAAACAGCAGCTCCTGGCACCAGCCGGAGTGAGCAGGAAACCACAGGTTATTGGGGAGATTGAATATACTGGGCGGGACAGATATGCTGAAGTTGCAATTCGCAATGAAGTCGAGCGGGTGCGCTCTGCACCAAGCGGGGAGCGCAACGACACCCTGAATCGAGCTGCGCACGCTCTGGGAAGGTTGGTCGGTGCAGGCAGGCTCAATGAGAGCGATGCCCTGAGCCAGCTTCGCAGTGCAGCTGGGTCCAATGGGCTGAGTGCAAATGAGATTAATGCCACGATTGCAAGCGGGTTCGAGAGCGGAAAATCCGACCCCGAATACACAGGAAGGCCAGATGCCATAATAGTCGATGAGGCTGGCCAGAGAGACTGGGAGGCCGAGCTGATTGACATCATCAACACCTGCGTGGTCGTAAATGCTGGGAAGGATGCCGAGTACAAGAAGGCAGACCCGAATCGTGGAACGAAACTTCGAAAATTGTTTTCCGAATGGATTCTGCACGAGGGTAAGTATATCTCAATCCCATATCGGAATGATTATAAAATCCTGAGGTATGATGGAAAAAAATATTGTGAGGGGGGAAAGGAACATATTGAAGCATTTTTAAGGGAGACTCTGGTTCGGAATCATGGGGATGAGTTTTGCAAGCCGAATTTTTATGCCGACATCCTGAAGAATCTGAAGATAGATACATATTGTAAAACCGACGAACTCAACCCAATCAAACTTATTCCTTTTGAGAATGGCGTTCTGGACCCAACAAACAGAGTTCTTATGAAACACTCACCTGATTTGAAATTTACATATACCACAGGGTATAATTATGACCCAACTGCTGAATGCCCGAGATGGGAGAGCCATATAGCTGCGCACGTTCTTCAAGAACAACAGGCAGCGCTTCAGGAAATGGCTGGATATATGTTCATGGATAACAACCGATATCAGAAGTGGTTTTTGCTTAGAGGGCCAGGGCAGAATGGAAAATCAATAGTGTTGGATACCCTGCGCAGATTAATCGGAGAAGAAGCTGGAGCTGGTGTTGAATTGAAACGTCTTGCAAATAATGATTTTGCGGTTTCCAGATTGTACCAGAAAAAGGTGAATATCTGCGCAGATATCAGCGCCACGGAAACGATTGACGTGAGCAGAATCAAAACACTCACTGGCGACAGGAGGCTTGATGTCGATGTCAAGCACGAGGATGGGATTGACATGGAATGCTACACCACCCTCATCTTTTCTACTAATATATGCCCAAAGCTCTCAGACAGGAGCGATGGGTGCTTCAGGCGTGTTGTTCTCTTCGACTTCATCAAGAAGGTCGAGAACATCGATTCCCAGTTTCAGGCCAAGATTGACAAGGAGCTGCCTGGGATTTTCAACTGGGCCATGGTCGGGTTTGACAGGTTGCGAGCTAATGGGAAGTTCACCTGGACCGAGGACATCGCCAAGGTGCGGGATGATTATGAGCGCAAGAGCGACCCAGTAGCTATGTTCTGCGACGAATACCTTGAGGAGATTGAGGTTCCTGGTGGAGAAGAGTTCACAAATATGAACTCGGCACCACATACGGCGGTATATGACTGGTACTGCCAGTTTTGTGCCAATGTGAATATCCAACCCCTCAGCCGTGGTGCTTTAGTGCGAAAAATGTACAGGCATTATAGAGATTGTGGGCATTATGTTAAGAAATATGGACCAGTCTGGAAGGGTCTCAAGCTCAAAACGATTCTTATGAAGCATGAAAACAACAATATTGGTGAGCGGGAATATAGTTTGTGATTCCCAAAAAAGTGCTTTTTTTTATCATTTCAATTCTGTGGTAGTTAGTGTATTTAACAAAATGTTAAGTTGCCCACTTGTATAAAATGTGTAAGTGGAAAAATGGTATTTGTGTTCCATTCTGTTTGTTTGTTAGGTGTTAAATGATGGTTGTTCGACCAACACAGATTATACAAGAGTACCACTCTTACTGACTGTAAGGTTGGTTTGATAGCTCAAACTTATTGAGGGGTCAAAAATCACTGTTAGGGGAATTGATACCCAGTTATAAAAGTTGGAGCGTTCGTGCAGTTTCTTCCACTATACACGTTTTGGCACTTTAGGAAGGTGTGACCATCTTTTACAACACAGCGGAAACTATTAAATTTTTTACTGGATAATAATACCTGTGCGTCCACATCCAAAGAACCCTGTTCCGAATTTAGATTTCAACCGTGACACACCAGCGAGGCTTGAATGGGTCCATAAATTACAGACCCAGGGTTATGAAGACTGGGGCATCGCTGCGATTCTCAACGTGAGCGACGCCACAGTCAAGCGTGACCTGGAGCGAATCAAGAAGCGCATCAACGTGGAACATGATTTGATTCGCCACCGAAGCCAGCTTGAGTGGGTCGTGCGGGAATCCATCGGGCGGTATCTTGAATGCCTTAAAGAGGGCAACAGTAAGGAAGCCATGAAATGGTTTGATAGGGTTTTACAAGCCACTTCCAACAAAACCAGATTTCTCTCCAATGACAAAAATACCATCATGTTTGTTCAGAACAACAACATCCAGAACAACACAGTGAATTTGACGGCGGAGGAACTCATCAAGGTTGCGGGGAAGAAGGTGGCTGTTTCTGAAAAATCTTGAATTTCTTTTCAATGTGACGGGCAAGAAGCCATATCCCTATCAGGAAAAACTCGAGGCCCACCCAGCGCCAAAAAAGATAATCAACAAATCCCGCCAGATGGGACTATCCTATTACTGCGCCGTGAAGGCCGTGAATGCAGCATACCTTGGAAAGAGCGTCCTCATCGTGTCGCCAAGTGAGCGCCAGTCCATCCACCTGGTACGCTACGTCTATGAAGTCCTCAATGGGATTCGCTCCCTGGACCAAAACATCAGTATGGGAATCGTGGAGGAATCCAAGACTACGATTCGCTTCGAGAGTGGCGGTGCAATCTATTCCCTGCCAAATTCCCCGAATACGATTCGTGGAAAGCAGGCCGACCTCATAATAATCGACGAGGCGGCCTTGTTTCTCAATGGCACCGATAAAGAAGTCTGGGAGGCTATCCTGCCATCATTGTCCAGAGGGGGCGAAATCTGGCTTATTTCGACACCTTATGGTGAGCGTGGGCTTTTCTATGAAATTTGGAAAGATGCCGAGAAACACGGATTTAAGCGCTTCACGCTGAATTATCGTGAGTGTCCCGACCTTAAAATCGAGCCAATCAAGGAATCCCTGGACCATCTCTCCTTCTTGCAGGAGTATGAAAACAAATTCCTCGGGGACGTGACCTCGTTCTTTCCCTATGATTTGCTGCACAGCTGCACGAATCCGAACATCACCTCAACTGATGGCGCCCCACGGTATATTGGAATCGATGTCGGGAGGCGCTCTGACTTCACGGCGATTTCTGTGATTGAGGAAAATGACGGGAGATTCTCCATGTTGCACTTTGAGAAGTTGCAGCATAAGACCTTCCGTGAGCAGCACGCAAGGATAACCGAGCTGATACAGACATTCAAACCTGCCAAGCTGGCGATTGATGAGGGTGGCCTTGGAATGCAGCTGGCTGAGGAATTGCTCGAGCAGGAGGGTTCCATCATCATGCCCGTGACATTCACCAACGAGAACAAGAACGTGATGATGGTGGACCTCAAGCGCCTCTTTGAAACCAAGGAAATCCAGATTCCCGATTCCAAGGAAATCATCGGCGCCCTTCATATGATTCAGAGAGTGCAGGCTGGTGGCCTGGTCAAGTATGAATCAGACCGAAGCGACGAGCACGGCCATGCTGACTCCGCCTGGTCCCTCGCCCTGGCACTCTACTCGATAGAGAAAGGCGATGTCGGGGTTGCCGATAGCGAGGGGATTCTCTGAAGTGCTTCAACTCTTTCAGGTTCCAGTATGTGCTGTTCTCATACTACTCAAAGGAGCTGCGGGAAGCTGAAGAGTTGTTTTACCTCTACAATGAAAAATATCCTCAGGAGCATCGGCATGACTACATCTATGCGGCGATTTTGTATGTCGTAACAAACAAGAAGGCCAACATGGAGCGCCTTTTATCCTCACTTGACAAGCGCAGCCGCTCACTGTTCTACAAAGAGGTGGAACGCCTGGAAGACATCCAGCGAAAGAGAACCTTTAAAAAGAAGGACGCATCGGCTTATTCTATTGGTGTGAGTGAAGGGTTTTTATGAGGTGTATGATTGGGACTTTTTGATTTTCTTTCTGGAGGAGCAAAAAATACTGGAACATCTGGCATGGTGAAAGCACCAGCATCTCTTAATCCACAGACCGACCCATATTCAGAAAGCGGGGGGGTTGTCACCAAAACCATTTTGTCGAGATTCCCTCTCCCTCCCCGCTATCTCAAATTCCTGGCATTTAACGTCGATATTCTCCGAATCGCAATCCAGCATCTGAAAAACGAAATCTTCATCACAGGGATTGAAATCGAGGAAGCGTACGACGTAAAATGTACTAATCCTGACTGTGAGAAGAAATTTGAATACACAGCTAAAACGTGTGACGTCTGCGGTTCGGAGGTTACACAACCTCTCTGGGCTGAGCGGAAAAACCTTGAGAAAATCTATTCCAGAATAAATTCACTGGGGCAATCACTTCCTGAAGTCATAAAGGAATTCGAGGAGAACCTCGAAATCTATGATAATGGGATGTTGTATGTCAAGCAAGAATACACAATCAACAAGACCGACGGCTCAATCATTGGCAGGATTCCACAGGAAACCATGTCTGTCTCTCCCGTGAACTTCGAGAAGAACCTTTCTGATACTGGTATAATTGGTGCTGCCCTTGATGGAACTCCAATTCGTATTTGCCTTCGACATCGTGAATCAACCACACCGAGCATGACTTGTAAGATTGACGGGTGTGGCTGGAAAACATATCCAGTCGAATTCACAGAGACATTCGGCAAGAGTCGCAATCATTACATTCCAGGGGAGATAATCCACAAAACCAAATATACCTCCACCAAGCGCATGGGCTACTCCCCTATCTATGCCATCTGGAAGAAACTCTTTGCCCTCTGGTATCTTGATGAGCAGCAGATGAAGCAATTCCAGGAAGGACGCCCACCTAAAGGTTTCTTGGTCCTCAACATGGGCCAGAGCCTGCTGGATTCACTCATCAAGAAAGTCAAGAATATCTTGCGGGAGAACCCCAACACAATTCCATTCCTTGCAGTTGAGGCCCAGGGCAAGAAGATGGCCGAGTTCATCAATGTCTCTGGTACTTCATCAGACCAGCAGCTGCTTGAGCATCGTGATGCAATCCGCCGAATGGTGGCTGCATTGTACGGAGTCATGCCTATTTTCTCGGGTGATATCAGTACGGGGGGTGGCCTAAACAATGAAAGTCAACAGGTTGTCGTCACCAATGATGCGGTGAAGCGTGGCCAGGAACTTCTGAACAGTACCATGGTTGAGCTGCTCTCGCTTTATGGAATCGATGGATGGCTTGCAGTTATCCAGCCAAATGAAGAGAAAGACGAAATGCGTGAATTGCAGATTGAGCAGATGAAGATTCAGAATGCCCAAGTCTTGCAAAGCATGGGCTTTGACATTTCCACAAATGAGCAGGGCGAGTTCGAACATTCTGAAAAACCAGTTCGTGAACCAACTGGCACCAAAAGCGGAGGTTTTGGGGAATCGCCTTTGATTAGCAAAGAAAAGCTCTTTGGTGAAGGCAACACAATCGAGAAAGCTGACAAGGTATATCTAAAGCCTGGAGAAAAACCACCTCATGGTGAGCCAGTTCATGAAGGTGAGAAGGGCGGACATTATTATTTCCCATCTGGCTCTGGAACTCCTTCTGAAAAGAAACCAACAACTGAAAAAAAAAAGTTGTCTGACCTCTTGAAAGAGGCAGGGGTTGGTTTTGAGGATATTCTGAGTGACAATACTGAAGCTCGCAAGAAGCTTAACCTGGCATTTGAACAGTCTGGAGTGAAAATCCAGATGGGTGATTCTGAGGATGAGATGAAAGAGAAGAACTATGCCAGAGCAAATCTTGTTCTTGACACATTTCCAACAGAGATAAAGAGCGCAGTGAATGAATTGAAAAAAGCATACTCCAGGGATGAAGTTGCTGCATATAGGAGGGGCAACAATATCTCATTTTTCCTTGCTGGCCAGCTTGGGACTTACATAAGGTTTCAGACTCCTGAGCGGCGGATTGCGTTTGCTGAAAAACTGAAAGGTCTTCTTGGTGGTGATGTCCGTGAAACAAATAAAGCTCTTAAGTACATTGGAATCAAGGAGAGGGTCAAGTCTTCTGGAATCAGGCAGACTGCGAAGGTAAAAACCCGTGAAGAGATAAATAACTCCCTGAAAGAAGTGACCCATGGTGGAGTCACATATAAGATAAGCCCAACGTACATCAAAAACTCAAAATCATTCAAGAATGAGGCGGCTCTGAAGAAAACATTTGATTCTGTCATTGATACTCTACCACCAAAGGCCAGGGAAGTAATTCAGAAAGGTGGCACGCAGGTGCATTTCATTACAAGGCCAGAGGCGAAGAAAATAACTGGGGCAACGCTGTCAAGCAGGTCGCTTGGATATTATGTTCGGAATACGAACCAGGTTTATATATTCCCAGAGAAATCTGACAGAATTGAATATACCATCAACACGAGTGAACTTTCTGAGGCAGGCTATTCTGCTGAAACAATCGAACGGCTTTCTTCAGATGCAAACATAGAATCCTGGAAGCGAACAGTGACTCACGAACTGGCACACGCTGTTGCGTATAATGAGGCAGGGTTTTCCTCAATGCAGAGCAAGTATGATGAGTACATCTTCTCGAAATATGAAGCTTACCAGCGCAGAGAGATGCTTGATGATGATTTCAAAACAAACTACATCTCAGGGTATGCAAAGACCTCACCATCAGAAGATTTTGCTGAGACGTTTGCTTATTACGCTAATTACAAGAAGGATGTTGATGAGTTGATTGAGAAGGATTTGATATTTGGCAAAATGCTCAAAGACAAATTCATTTGGATGAGGGATAATCTATGGTGATGGTTATTGAGTACAAGGGGGAAGAAATGGCGTATGTTAACACTGATGGCAGATTGATTTTCATCAAAGGCCCAGACCTCAATGAAATCATTGACAAGAACATTGGTGCCGTGCAGGAGACTGAGGACGAGTATGGCAATGTCCTCCTTGAAGAAGCTCCAGCTCCCTTGGATGTTGCCTTGACTTACCTCCGTGGACTTGGATTTAAGATAACCGAGAAGAGGTTGCCCGTTCTGGATGTCTCCAAGGCAAGCAAGAAAAGTGTTCTTGATAAGATGTTTGAGGAAGCCAAAGTGGCACTCAAGCTTGCTGATAAGAAAACCCTGGATACGACAGACCTTGAGAAAATCAAAGACTTTCTCATTCAGGAATTGAATGTTAAAGCCAATGATGCTCTTGATGCTTTCATTATGGAGAAATACTCAGATGAACTTGATGCGCTTGAGAAACAGATGAAAGTCAACGCAATCGATTCCCGTGAGGGGTACCAAACTCTGCTGAACAGTGATGAAAAGCGTGATGCTTTTGAAAAACTCAAGGCCGAGCAATTCCTGAAATTCAATGACATTGTTGCAGCATCGCAGGTCGACGGTGTGTTCCAAGCTGAGGTCTTCCGTGAGAACCTTGAGCAGCTGGCTGATTTTACAGAATCCAGGCTTGACTTGATAACCCGAACAACGGCCAACAAAATATCCAATACCGCACGGCTGAACATTTACAAGGAATTTGACACTGAGGAAACCCGCTACAAGCTTATCAATCCGCAGGACCGCAGAACAGACAAGGCGTGCAGCGAAGTGATTACAGGGCAGGGCGCAGGTCTCCCTCTCCACGAGCTTCTGGCACTCATGGCGGAAAAGAGCAGAAAGTATTTCCCTGATTTTAATTTTGACCCACGTGCGCCAGTGATGCACTACAATTCCCGCTCAGTGGTTGTCAGAATCCATGAAGGTGGCTGATGTGGCCGACATCAAGACAGCTGGCGTTTCTATTGACAAGAGAATCGGGCGCATGATTGCATTTGAGCTGGCCAGCATGATTTTCACCCGCTCGCAGGAAAACCTCGTCAACCCGATTGATTGGGGAAGTGGTCGCCCAAGCAAACTCACTGATACTGGTGCCCTTCTAGCATCTGGCCGCTTGATTGAAACCGTTGATAATTTCACCGTGCGCTATAATGCCAGCTATGCCTCTTATGTCGAGTATGGTACTGTCCCCCATTATGTCCCTCCGAGAATTCTCGCTGAGTGGGCACAGCGGAAGATTGGCCTTAGTGAAAAGGAAGCCTGGAGCATGGCATATGCTGTTTCTGCGAAGATTGGGAAGGAAGGGACCATCCCGAAGCATTATCTTCGTGATGCGCTTGACTGGGCAATGGAAGAATTCATACGAAGGTATTCTGGCAAGCGGATTCGGATTAATCTCAACCAGAAGAAATTCTCGGATTAGCAACATTTAAAAAGAAGGACGCATGAGCTTTTTCTAGACATCTCCTTGAGGGTTTGTCTGTGTGAGTGTGTGTGAATGAGTGAAGCAATAGACCTGATAGAGTCAGCTTTAAGCTCTGGATGGAACTCGGCCAATACAGATTCTGTTACCCCGCAATTTCAGACAATTTATGAGACGTTCTCGGCAGATTATGGAATGCATACAACTTATGTTCTATTTTACACCCGCAACACACAGGTTACAAATGCCCAAGCTGGCTCTGCGAATCATAACGAGGTGGAAAACATCTCAGTCAACATCAGGACAATGAAGAGCAGGGACCATGCAGTGAAATGCCTCAAGGAAGCGATTCGGCTGCTCAAGGCCAACATGAAATTGAATAATGCAGATGGTCACTATGTCCGCACGAGCAATTGGACCGACCATTCAGACAAACGAAGGAAAATCTGGGAATTCACTCTTGAGTGTACAGTGACCAGGTTCAATGTATAGGTGGAATCATGAAAGTGATTGTGAAGAATGTTTTTAGGAAGGATTTGAAGCTTCTTGACTTCGGCTCTGTTGAGGTCAAGGCAGGGGGAACTGTTGAGGTCGAAGCAACCGAGCAACAGATTCAGGAGATTAAGAACACTCCAAGGCTGGAACTTGTTTCTGCGCCTGAGAAGAAAAAGAAAAAAGGTGATGAAAAATGACATACGCACTTCCGACGATATCATATGTGCAATGGGGAAAAGAGGCGAGCTATCCAGATGAGACAAGCAACTCCGAGCCTGCGACAACCTGCGATGAGGATTTCTGGGAGGTCCAGAGCATCAACGACTCGCAGAAGAACAACTTGATTAAGTTGTACCAGCTCACTGGCGGGCGAGATGTCAATTCTGTTGTTAATGGGCGCTTTGATGCGAACCTGAAAGTAGAATGCAACCTGACCACAGATGATGCACCATGGGAGCTTATCATCGGCAGCCTTGCAGCTGGTACTGCAACGCCAACGAATACCCTTCCAAGCTTTGCTGTTGAAATTGGGTACAAAGATTATTCTGGCAGCTTGAAGAGAGCCAAATTCCACGGGTGCAAAATCAACTCGGCAGCTCTCAGTTATAATAAGAAGGGCGAGCCAGTGAAAGTGTCTTTGGACATCCTCACTCAGAGAGTATGGATTACAGATGTTCTTCAGACCCCGACAGCTCCAACTGATGTACCACTCACAGACTTTGAGTGCTCATTGGAACTTCCAAATGCATCGGCACTTACAGATGTGCAGAGTTTCAGCACCACGATTGCACATAATCTTGTTGAGCAGTCTGATAACCGTGCCAGATTCAAGGCGGACTTGATAACTGGGAAACGGGACTACACCCATGATTTCAGCCTGTACTTCAATGGTACTACACGGCTTGAGAATTTCCTTGGGAATGCGGGATATGCTGTGGATGGCGTCACACCTGATTCAGAGGCTACCATGGAACTGACAATTACAAAGGGAGGAAATACGGTAGTGATTCTTTGGGGGGTTACATACTTCGAGGATTTCAGTGCACCTCTTGACATTGGCGGAGACCTTGTTGTCCAGAAATTCACAGGGTTCTCCAAGACAATGACCAGCGTGGTGGTTTCTTAATGAGAGAAATCTCTGTCGATGTTCCAGAGTCTGAATTCACTGTGAAATTCGGCGAGCATAAGATGGTCTTCATGAGAATGAGTCCGACCAAGCTCAAAGAATTCCAGAAGAAATTCAAGCATCTCAAAGTTGGTGTGAAGGATGATTTGGTCGAGATTTCCGATGAGGAAGCTGAAAAGCGCATAGATGATATGTATGCGATGATTGAATTCCTCGTCACTGACACCACGCTCAGCATCTCTGAGCTGAAGAATTATCCAACTGCCGCCCTGGAACCACTCTTGAGAGTGGTCCTTGAAGAGCAGGGACTCGGAGTGGATAAAAAAAAATAATACTTAACCGACTGATTGTCGGGGAAAGAATGATGGAGGAGGATGCGATGGATGTGTTGGTTGCGCAGGCGAGTTTGCTGCTTAATCAGCCCCCATCGGTTGTCCGAAAACAGACTGTGCGTGACCTTGAGCTGGTCTTCACGGTGAAAGAGGCATATGCGGAACTGGAGAAACAGGAGATGGACAAGAACAAGAGCGGTGGGAAATCTGTGTTGAACAAGAGGAAATAAAATGGCAGAAAACAAAATGATTGTCGAGGTTGTCGATGGGGGGCTTGGCGGAGGTACAGGTGCAGCTGGCAAGTCTCAGGAAAAGACAGCCGAAAACACTGGGAAAACTGCCGTCCTCATGGGTGCCACAGCTGGGGCGACGATGAAGCTCCTGGACATAATCCTGAAGCTGGTACCACTTGGGGATATCCTTGAATCCGGCTTTAGCGGAATCGGCGCATCTCTTTCAGTCCTTGCCAAAGTTCTCGGTCTCATAGTCCGCCCACTTGTTGATTTGTTCATCCCCGCAGTCATGGGGCTTGTCGTGCTTCTCATGCCGTTCATAACCCTGATGAATGCGGTGTTTAGGCCGCTGATGATGGTCATGATGGTTGCATTTGCCAAGTTCAACGAGAAGCTGATGCCCCTCATGGCACAGTATATGCCCATGCTCCTGGAAATCGCATCAGGGGTCGGTGAGTTCGCTGCTGGAATGCTCCAATGGTGGTTCGAGTTCGGCGAGAAACTTTTCACTGGTGACTTCGGAGGGGCACTGGATATGCTTATCAATCTTGGTACCAGCATTATGATGGGCCTGATTGAAGGAACACTTGCTGCGATTCCATATATAGAAGACCTTGTTGCTGGAATTTGGGGAAACATCAAAGACATCGAAATCGGCGGCCAGTCAATCGAAGATTGGGTGAGTGATATCCTGGCACCATTGCAGGCAATGTGGGATTTCATAACTGGAATGTTCAGCGGGGAGGGTGACAATCCTATTATCAATTTCTTCCAGAACATGAAGGATGCAGCTGCACAGATTGTATCCTCGCTTCTTGTGATTGTTGTTGCAGTCCTAAGTTCTCTTATGACAACCCTGACTGGAAAGATATTCCCAGAGATAAAAACAGCCCTGATAGCTCTTGTTGAGCTTCTTAAGTTCAAATTCATTGAGGTCATATATTCCCTGATTGCAACAACTGCTCGGGGTCTTGCAGAGTTCATAGAAAACGTGAGGGATGCGCTAATCAGCATTGCAAATGCGTATAACGAGGTTGCAAGCATAGTTCCAGGGATGCAGACAATTGACACTGGTGCGATAAGCGCCGCTGCATCTGCCGCTACGAAGCCACTTTATGATATTGCATACAGCGCCGAGACCACTGCTGGAACGGCAGCTGCTCGTGGTGGGGAGGTTGTCAGCAGCATAACCGTGAATGTCAATGGAGATGTCTCTGGTGAGGAGCTGGTGAACAAGATTAAGGAGAACCTGGAGAGGTACCAAGGGACGATGTTGGACCAAAACGGGATTTCTCAGGGGTTAGTGGGGTGAAAAGATGAGTCTTACATTCAATGATGGTTCGTCGGATGTGCTTGTACTTCCTGACGGGTACAGCATAAACTACAATTCAAAGAGAGAGAACATGGTACTTCCAATCCAGATGACAAGCACGGTCCAGGGGATGGACATGATTGCCACGACCATCAAGTACAAAGTCACTGGGTTGATTTACATCAATCCACATTCCTCATACAACACACTGGCGCTTTTGAAGGCTGCATTTGTCGCTCTTCATCCAGGCTCAAGCAAGACATTTTCAGTAACAGACAGTGACAGCGTGTGGACAGAAAGCACTGTTTTGATGGATTCTTTTACCCTGGATGCCACTGAGAGGACACCTAACGGGTACAAATACAGCATAGATTACACTGTAATAACGACTGCGTTGATATAATGGCTGCGATAAAATGGTTCTTGAACACGGTTGAGCAAACCACCCTTACGATGGTGGACTTGTCAGTTTCCAAGAGTGTGAAAGACTATACTGGGATGTTCAACTTCAAGATTGCCAATCCACTTGGAGTTAATGAAGACAAGATTTCCCAGAACGACACAATCAAAATCCAGCTCTATGATTATGATGCCTCAGCCTGGGACACCGTGCTTGAGGGGTATGTCGATGCTGTTGAGAAGGACAGCAACTATCTCATCATTCGTGGTTCTGATTGGTCTGGTCGCTTGTATGACCGAGATGTCAACGAGACATACAGACATCGGGAAATCAGCTGGATGGTCAAGGACATCATTGCGGATTATTTCCCAGAATTCACTGACACCAACGTGACCAATACTGGAACTGAGTCTGAGATGAACACCCAGACTTCCACCGATGGAACATTCACGATGAATCTGGCCAATGAAAAGCTGGCGCAGAAATTCACCCCGACTGTGACAAATGTCATAAAGGTCAGTGTGTTTGTTCAAAACAATGCCAGTGGAGAGGCCGATTTCGAGCTTCGGGCTGATTCTGGGGGGACTCCTTCAACAACGGATGTCCTGGCTTCCATGAGCAATGTGACTCTGGCAAATGGCTGGAATGAGGTGTATGTTACCAGGAAAAATCTCGATACAGCCACTAGCTATTGGCTTGTTGTGACTTGGAAAGCTGGTACATTCGACCTTTCAACTGAGGGTTCTGCAAATACTGGCCGTGTTGCTTATTCATCAGCAGACCCTGAATCCTGGGCTACTCAAAATTATGATGATTTGGCGTTCAAGACGTATTCCACAACAGGAAAAATCATTGAGAAGGTCAAATACTCTGGAAAGAAAGCAGCTGATTGTTTCAAGGAGCTTGCTGAAGTGATTGGGTCTGACACCTGGATTTTCTACGTTGACAATGATGAGGATGTCCATTTTGAGCCAGAATCCACATTGTCCTCAGGATATACTTATACTGATGCGACATCCTTCGGCCAGAAATATCGAGATGATTCCAAGCAACTCTACAACCACGTTTATGTCTATGGTGGTGAGGAACTTACTGAGAATGCCACAAACTCCTATGTCGGCAATGGCCAGCAGAAGGTGTACATCCTCAGTCCAGGAAGACCAGATAGATTGAAGCGTGTTCAGGTTGGTGGGACCACTACAACGGCATACACGGCTGACCTTGAGAATAATCTGATTGTCATGGATGCTGCCGTTGGAAATGGAGTTCAGCTTGACATCCTCCATGATTACCGAACTCCAGTTATCGCTGAGAGTGAGAATCCAGTCAGTATTGCAGCTTATGGTGAGAGGATGCTCTCTAAGTCTGACAAGAACATCGTCAGCAATGACCGTGCCAAAGAGATTTCAGATGCTCTCTTGCGCCTTCACTCGGACCCAAGAACAACAATAAGCAGAACTGTATTCTGGAACCCAAATCTCCTCGCAGGTTATCTTGTCCAGATAACCTCTGGAATCCTCGGGATAGATACGTTGACTGATTACAGGATGAGCAAAGTCACTCACAAATTCGGCAAGCAGGGACTGATGACGACAGTTGATTTGATTAGTAATGATATTGCTTCGGTCCCAGAGGTACTCAAGCAGCTCAAGTCCGAGATTGAGACTGTCAGGATGCAGAATGTTGATACGGATGCGCCCGTGAGGAAACTCCTGACTTTGACCGATTCCATGGAACTCACAAACGACGACACCAAGATAACCAAGAAATGGCGCTACATCTGCGACAGCTTTGTTGTGGACCATGATGAGAATGGCATAGTCGAGCGTGATGGCGCAGAGCTGAGCGGCTTTGAAGACCACACTGACTGGTCAGCCTCGGGCCTGAGCCTGAGCGACAATGCAACATCTACATACATCTGGGTCGGTTCCAAATCCATGAAGTGCGATTGGGTGGCCTCAGGAAGTGCAACAATCACGAACACTGATTCCCAGGGAGACCTGAGCGATTCCACTGGGACAGCATCTGGCACTCCATCAAAGGGAACCTGCGGTCTGTGGATTTATCGAGTTGCAGGAGCAACATTTGGGGATGTCAAACTTAGGATAGGCTCAGGAGCATCAGATTACATAGAATGCACGGCAGATTACATCTCTGACACATCCCAGGCAGACGGCTGGAATTATGTCACATTTGATTTGGACAGTCCTGACAGCACAACTGGAACGCCAGACTGGACTGCTGTCGATTACATTCGCATCGAGATAAACAAAACAAGTACCACTGGTACTGTTTATCTTGAATATCTTACCATTTCCGAGAGCAATACAATCGGGCTTAATGGTGTTGGTTATAGGTATGTCGAGGTGACAATATGAGTTTTCCATATAGTTCAGGAGATAAATGGTTGAGTGCAGACATAAACAATCTGTATTACAGAGCAGTTGATGAATTTAAGATTGGTGGTGATGGTTCTGACGGGGCATTGAATGTCTCAGCTGGAACCACCAATGTGAGCGGTGTGAAGAACTACACTACCATCACTGTTGCAAACGGGGCGACTTTGAACATCCAGGGGCCAACAATTCTCCGTGCAACTGGAGCAGTCTCAATCTCTGGGGCTATCACCTCGGACAACAACACGGGCGGGTATTGTGCAGCTGCGCAGGGCCAGCCTGGAAGCCAGATTGGAAGCAACAGCCAGGGAGTCAATGGCGGATGGGCTGGATTTGAATGGATGCAGTACCAGTATTCACGGATTCCATTTGGTGGTGGACGTGGCGGTCCTGGCGGAGCTGGTGCATCAATGGACGGCTCTGATGAGCTTGGAGGCTGTGGAGGCGGAGGCGGAGCAGGTGCTCTGAAAGGCGGAGACAGCGCCCAGGCTGATGAGGGCAACTCGTCTGTATCTGGAACCTATGGTGGGGATGGTGGAGACCCAGATTATGGACTCATCATCGAGGCCGTGGGAGACATCACATTTGCATCTACCGCCGACATTGATTTGAAAGGCGGAGCTGGAGGAAACGGGAATGCCAACGGTGGCGGTGGCGGAGGAGCTGGAGGCTCATCATTCCAGTGCCTTACTCTAGGGGATTTGACATTTACAGCTAGTGCCAACATCAACGTGTCAGGAGGAGCTGGCGGGAATGGCCAGGGTTCTCTTGGAAGCGGAGGTGGAGGCGGTGGAGGCGGCCTCATCAAGTTCTGGTACCTTGGCTCGCTCACTGACAGTGGAACGACAGTTGTGACTGGCGGGGCTGCTGGTGGTGGATTTGGCTCTGCATCAGCTGGTGAGAATGGGATTTATGCCACTGAGCAGCTTAGTGGGTTCTGAGGTGAAGCGCAATGATTGTGACCGAAGGATTTGAGGTTTTTGGAAACAGGTTCCTTGGAGTGAGTGAAAACGCCGTCGATACGACCAATGGTACTTTTGGATGGTCCAACGGAACCGCAGCTGTGGCTTTGGCCGATACTCGTGCCATCTTCGAGGCCGATGGAACTGGCGGAAGCAAGACCATCGAGAGTGCATCTTACGCTGCTGGGACTATCACAGTGAACTGTTATCTTGATTCAACAGAGGGAAATACCCCTGGTGCCATAACCAAGATTGCCTTGTACAATGCCGCAGCTGCTGGGAATCTCATTACTGAGCACAAGTTCACATCAATTGACAAGAACTCAGATAAAGAATTATATGTCACCATTGAGATTGATTTAGCAAACGCATAATAGAGGGGATGTGAGTGCCACAATATGATGGGAGTCTTTGGGGAAAAGCTGAAGGAGGAGAGAGGTGTATTTATTGCAGGCGCAGGCAGAAGAAAGGGGAGGATATCGTTGGATATTATGATGGTCCTTGCTGCCGTCGATGCTACTTCATAGAGTTGCTCCCGAATCATCTTTCCATGAAAGAGCAGACCCAGGAGAGAATCAGGGACAGGTTTGAGGCTGCAAGCAGAAGCTTGTGAGCAGCTAACGAAACCTTTAAAAAGAAGGACGCAACCCTTCCAATTATGAAGATTATTGACCATGATAAGCGAATTTTTGAGGGTATCGCCCACGTTGAAGCCAGAGACAAAGACGGCGAGATAATCAAGGCCGATGATGTTCTTCAGCAGATGTATGACTACTCCGACATAGGAGGGGCGATTAATGACACTCACACAAACAAGGCAGTTGGAAAACTGCTCAACTGGATGTATGAGGTTGTTGATGGAACCCCAGCTATAAAGATAGTCGGGAAGATTCATGACAATTACAAGCTCCACGACGAAATCTGGCAGAAGATGAAAGATGGCGTTTATAAAGGCTTGAGCATCGGTGCCAAAGGGACCAAGTACCCCGATGGTACTGTTGATGTTGATGATGGGGTCTTTGAGATTTCTGTTTGTGAATCTCCGAGAAACCCAAAGGCGCTGTTGACTGGTATTTCTATCGCCAAAGGCGAAAGCGGTTCTCCATGTGAAAAAGACAAGGATGCAGCTTGCGACACTCCTGGAAGCGAGAAAGAAAAAATAGAGAAAGGTGATGTTATGGAAGAAGAGAAGAAAGAAGAAGTAATTGAAAAACAGGAACCTCCGACTCCCGCTCCAGTAGAAGAAGTCAAGGAGGAAGTTGCTGAGGAAGTGACAGAGGAAGTTACCTTGCAGAAGGTACTTGAAGCTGTTGCAGAACTTTCGGCAAAGGTTTCCGCTCTCCAGGAGCAGGTTGGTTCAGTTCCAGGAGTTGGAGCTGAGAAGGCAGAGGAAGAGAAGAAAGAAGAAGAACCTCCAGCCGAACCTGAAGAGGAGAAAGAGGAAATGGCAGAAACTGTCAAGAAGGAAGTAGAGAAAGCACTGAAGGCTAATATCGCAAAGGCAACGACCCCTAATCCATCAACAAAAGAAGAGGATGTTGAGGTGAACAAGGGTGGAAACACAGCGGCTGACATTGCTATGGGCAAGTGTACGCTCTAAGTTACACAAAAAATAATATTGAGGTGTGAATTATGAAATCGATTGAAAAAACAATTGAAGAATGGTATGGAGGTGTCGCATACGACATCAACAAGGCAGACGCTCCATTGCTTACATCAACCACTGGTTCGATGAATGTTATTTATGGTGCATATGCTTTTGCACAGTACAACAACAACTCCATGGCACTTGGGTACCTTCCAAAGTTTGAAGCTCCTAAGTCAGGATGGAGGGTTATGACTGCTATCGGTGGTACTGCTGGTGATGGTGGAGTTGCAGAGAACGGAGCAGTTCCAGATTCTATCAAACCAACAATTGCAGAGGTTTCTGCAAACCCGAAGGATGTGGCTCACCACTTCCAGGTTTCAACAAGAGACCTCCACCAGATTGGCAAGGATGATATGTTCGGTGGTGAAGATTTCTTCCTTAAATGGGAAGCAAACAAACACGCCAAAGGTATGAACGAGCAGATTCTGAAAAACGTTACCACAGTAGCTGGAAACAGCCTCGAGTCAATTGACCGTGTATGTTCAAGCTATGCAGAAGTAACAAACTGTGCAGATGTTCATGCAAACGACTCAGACATTTATGGTCAGGACAGAGATGCAGCTGCATCATGGGCTGATGCAAATGTCGATGAGAATGCAGACGTTAACAGAGCTTTGACACTTGGCCTTATCAGGGACTTGAAGAGAGATTGTATCACCTATGCAGCCAACCCATCATTCTTCCTGACTGGTCCAGACACACTTTCCCAGATTGAAGGTCTTGTTGAAACAACTACAAGATACACTCTTGGTCATGACAAGGTTGCTCCATCAGCAAACGGTCTTCAGACCCAGGGTATCGAAGGTGGTGTTGAGGTTGCAAGCCTCTTTGGACTTCCAGTGGTTACTGATGCTGATGTAGTCGTGGATGGCTCAAGCAGGATTTACTGTCTTGATACACACACAGAGGCTGGAATTCCAACCCTTGGTCTTGGTATGTGGAAGAGAACTGAGATGTTCCAAAACAAGAACATTGCAATTTCAGATGTCCTCACCAACGACTATGTGTACTACACAAGCGCAGAGCTGTACTGCTTCAACTTCAGAAAGCAGGGTAAAATCAGAGATATCTCTGCTTAGTTTTTTTCTTTTTTATTTTCTTTATTTAACTGGAGGTGTGTGAGTATGACGAAATGGTTGAAACCCAAGGAAGAAATGACTGGCCGACGCAAAATCATTGAGATTGGCGGTGGCAGGTATGTATTCTATAAGAATAGTGAGACTGGAACTGGAATGCCAGATGCAGTTGCTGATATACTCCTCAAGGATGGGGAATATGTCGAACTGAAAACTGACTATCATAAAAAAAGGTCAAAGGAGCTGGAGACTGGTGCCATAGAGAAGGCCGTTGAGAAGCTTCCCAAGAGCATTAAGGACAAGGTTGGTGACGCTCTTTTATCAAAAGAGAAAGCCAAATCAAAATCAAAAAAATAATAAGGTGATGAAAAATGGCATTTGCATATACTATTGAAGGAAGCTCCGTGTTCGGAGATATGGTTGTGAAATGGGGAACATTCACAAATGGAGCTGGTGATAGCGGTGGAGATATTGTCACTGCGATGAAATCCGTTGTTCATCTCGGGTTGCAGCATACTGGTGCAGCTGCGGTTGCCGATGCGCCATCTGTGAACGAGACAATGCCCCTTGCAAGCGGAACAGTCACCATCGTCACGACAACTGGCGCTGATGGTACCTGGTATGCTATTGGAACCGGAAGGTAACGGGGGTACTCCAAAATGGAATACTACTACACCACCCCTGAAAAAGTAAGACGCTTCGTCGGATTGGATACAGCATTTACTGGCTCCACATCTCCCTCACTGGAACAAGTTGAGGGTGAGATTCGCAATGCCCAGTTTGAAATTGAAAGGAGAACTGGCAGAGCCTGGAGAAAGAAACTTAGTGCTGAAGAATATCCAGCTGGCCGATTCAAAGACAGGGACGGTGTTTTAGTAGTCCATCTTGACCATGTGGACGTCATAGAGTTTTCCATCATGAAGAACTGGAACGGTTCTTCATGGGACAACTGGTTAACAGGGAAAACCGAAGGACGTGCAGATGATTATTGGGTTGATTATGCGAATGGAGAGGTCCATTCAGATTTAATAACCACAGATGTTTCAGGGTTCCATGTACAATATTATCATGGTGCGCCTGCAACAACCCTAAATGGGGATTTGACAGACAGCGCAACAACAATCACAGTTACTTCGACAACTGGGTTCCTTAATGAGGGTGTTCTGAGAATCGAAGATGAGGAGATTTATTATTCTGGCCTTACAGCAACAACATTCACTGGGTGTTCCAGAGGAATCAATGATACAACAGCAAGCGCTCACTCTGATACCACTGAATTGATACCAGTGTATCCAGAGATAGATGAACTGTGCAAGAAGCTTGTGGCGTACAACTTGTTGTATTCAAATGACAGGACATCGGTTTATCCAGAGGGGAATACGCAGATAACCCCAGATATGAAAAAGGACAAATTGAAATCTGATATTGATAATCGGATTTATTATCTGCAACAAATCATGGTAAGAGGTTGATATTATGGGAGCATCACTAAATGACAAGGAATTTGGAAGTTTCACCAGAGTCGGTTCTGATGATGGGGGAAGTAACAATGATTGGGCACAGCGTACGCTTGATGTTAATGCTGGCTCTTCAAAATCAGACATTACTGGTGAAAGCATCAGCGTCTCAGCTGGTGCAGCTGGTACCACAGGGATAACAAGCACTGCAAGTGCGCCAGTCTTGGATTCGAGCAAGACGAGAATCGGAGATATAAATGACACTAGTTTTGCCTGGGTAACTGGCCTGGTACTCACAACAGAAGTTGCCTATAATTACAAACAGAAGGATTCTGAGCAGCTTGCAGCACTGGCTAATGGTGAATTTGCTATTGACTACAACACAGGAAGAATCAGATACTGCAAGGCAACAACAGCAACATCAGACACAGCAAATTACACGACCAAGGCAAACTCATTCACAGTTTCAGGAACATCAGATGTCAATGTTGCAGAAGTAGCAGGAACAGCAACAGATGTCAACAATGGTTCTGTTTCAGCAGGAACACAAAGAGTCACACTTGCAGATGATGGAACAGGAGTCGTGAAGATTTGGAATGGTACTGACACTCTTCTTGTTGAGCAACTTAATACTTATAGCCAAATCAGTAGTCAGGAAGGTATCTTTACATCATCCAACTTGTTTGCCCAGGATGCAGCATCTGGAAATGTCTGGAATGCTCTTGAGGCCACTGATGTTGATTCTGATGCGAAGGGAACCGAATGGGTTCTTAGTATCTCAAACAGGACTGCTGCTGTTGGTGGTTCTATCGAGGGTACCAAGGTGGTGGATGGAACGGCAGAAGTGGGAGCAGGAAACCCGCTTCATGTCCAGCACACTGATGGAACCAATGATATGCCCACCATGGACGTTGTTGGCCGTGCTGGATTCCTGAAGATTACTGATGGAACGAACACAGCACTGGTTGGCGGAGGTATGTCAAATGCCCTCAACTGTATGATAACAGACTCTACTGGAATGGAATACCAGCCAGCAATGAACAATGCCACAAACAGGGGTTATCAACAGATTACTGATGGCTCAAAGAGTGCCAACGTTTCTGATATTGATTCAAGTGCCATAACTGGCGATGGTCTCAATACCAAATCAGCCATTTGTCTATATGATAGTGACACTACGACATGGCTTCCGCTTCAATTCAGGGATGTTGATTCGGATGCAAAATCAGCAGAACTTGTTATCCCTGCCAATCTAAGAACAGCAGGCATTGGAGGGTCTGTGGAAGGTACCAAAATCACCGATGGCACCAATTACCTGCCGACAATGGACGCTGTTGGCCGTGCAGGGTATGTTCAGGTTACTGACGGAACAAATACAATGCCGACAATGGACGACCCACAGAGAACAGGAATCGTGCAACTTACTGACGGAACCAACACAAAGGGAGTGACAAGCTTTGCCATGGCAAGCGGAGCTGCTGGTGGAGGACTATCATTGCTCGCTGCTGCTGGAAAGGGAGTTTTCAATAAAGTCTATAAAATGACCTTGACGTGCGACACGGCAGAAACTTTGACACTCAGCGATGGATTCGGCGTGTATTATTGTGCTGCTGGGGTTCCAGTTGTCATTGACTTCTCTATCTCAGGAAGGCAGGGAAGCGAAAACACGGCGATTACAGTAACAACGGCTGGTGCTGCTAACGTTGGTGCAATGGTAGAATATGTGACGGTGTAA